TTGTTAACCATTTTCTTAGCGTATCTCGTCATTATACCTTTAATCGGTGTAAAGTTGAATGGGTTATACATTGTAGGTGTTAATTGTAGAGGTACATACGGAGCGTAAACATATCCTGTATCTAACAAAGATGAACCTTTGTGTCCAATAAGGATTTGGTTAGCTGGGAAGTATGGATCTCTATACACTTGGTAACGACCTGCTAATGTACCAACTCTTTCGATACCCATATTGTACTGATCTTGCTCAGGTGAAGCGTTAGATACGTGGAAGTACTCAAGGTCATCAAAGATTGCAGAAACCTCAGAAGATACAACAATCCAGTTAGCCCCACCTCTCAAAGTTGATTTGTGGATTTGTGCTGACAATTGGTTGATTGCTGTAATCAATGTTTGGTTCCAGTCTTTTTGAGTGTAAGATGTTGTTTGAGAAATTCTTCTCCATCCGTTGTAATCCCATCTTAGGTTCCAAGCAGCTCCTTTTCTAAGGTCTCTCAAGATTTCTCTATCGATTTCTGCTGCCACTTGCTCAGACAATAATGCTGTTAATTCAGCCTCAGCGTCGATGTTATGGAATGCAGAAACGTCTTGTGCCAATTCAGGTGACCATTGTGCTCTTAGTTTTCTTTCAGTTACAGAAACTGTTACAGACTCTAAATCAAAAGAAACCTCACCAATTTGGTCTTCAAATTCTAAGTTAGCATATCTTCTCCAAACTGCTGAGAATGGAGTACCACTTAAACCACCTGTTAAAGTAGTTCCTGTGTATCCGTCTAATGATGTAGCATCACAATCAGCACATACAGGACAAGAAAGATCCACTTCTAACAAAATTTTACCATCTTGTGAACAAATGTTATCATAAGAACCACCGTTTCCTGTTGACGCCCATGATGTTGGTACTTGGGTAGATGTAGGTGTTACAATACCTTTACCATATTGTTGAGTAACAACTCTAAACAATAATGAATTAGGGTTACCGTCTGAGTTATAAACAACATTACATGGTGTAGATGCCGATAAAACTGAAGAAGTCCTTGCAACGTTAGAGAAAACTCTTAAATCAGAAAGGAAAGTTTCAGAATCAACTTCGCTACCATCAGGACCAATTAATTTTCCTGTACCTGCTTGAGTAAACCCGCCAAGTTCCAAAATAACTTTTCTTACGTTAGTACCACTTGGGTATTGGCTTGTTGCGTTAGCTAATGCACCATTATTCCAAACTTTAACGGTTGCTGTTGAAGTAACTGCCGACCATTTTCCTTTTGAGTAATCAAATAATCCTGGAGGATTTAATTGACCTTCAGCACCTTCATAAAATAAATCATAAAGACTTTTAGAAAATGCGTTTGAGTTAGGTGGGTAACCAGCACCAACACCTGTAGTACCTGTATTAGATGGTGATCCAACAGGTGAATAGTGGTATGCGTTACCACCGTAAGCGTTAGCTGCAGTTTGATCGGTTGAAGAAGAATAACCTTGGATTCTTGGTACAAAGTAGAACAATTTACCGATAGGTAAGTTCATTGCTTGTACAGATACTAAATCGTTAGCCAATAATTTAGAGAATACTCTTCTAACGATAGGGAATACAACTGTTTCAAAAGAACCTGAACTGTCAGTTGATGCCGCTTCATTAATTAAGTGAGACGCTTGGTTTTCATATAATTGTGCCATGTTCTCTTTAACGTGTCCTTTAAGACCGTCTAGGAATCCTAATTTATCCCATTTGTTGATTGTATCTTCTTTGATAACTTTAAGGTGTTTAAGACCGATGTTACCAACAAGACCTGATTCTAATAATGCTCCCATTTTTTAATTTTTAATTAGAGTTTATTTTTTTATTATTTTGTATATAAATATACAGATTTTTAAAAAAGTTTATTTTTTATTTAATTTTTGACATTAAATCCTTCATTCTCAAGAATTGTGGATTCTCATATGTCTTATTTTCGATTAGATTTGTTGATGAACCTGTTTTAGGTGTTTTAATAACTTTTTCAGTTATTGACTCCTTAACAACATTTTTAGTCCCTTCACCATCTAATTCGTTCTTGATTGATTTGTAAAGATTTTTTGATTCTTTTAATGACTCAACATTGTCAAATCTTCTAAGAATATTTATCTTTTCTTGTTTTGTCGTTGAGTGTTCAGTAAACAATCTTGTAGAGTATGCTAGATTAGAATTAAAAACAGCAACTTCATTTAATTTATTTCTAAAGAAGTCTAATGCTTTTTTATATTCTTCATTTTTCTCTCTTAATGATTCTAATTCTTTGTTAACCGATTCCACTCTCAAGTGTTTAGGTGCTGTTCTTGGTTTAGGTAAACCTTTTCTACCCCAATATTTACCATTTCCTAAAGTTCTTGATGCTTCTGTAGTTTCCATATCTACACCTTCTTCATAAGACATTACATCCTCGTAAGATTCTTCTTCCCAAGAGTCAAATTCTTCCTCTTCCATATCCACTTCAGTAACACCGTGTTTCATTTTAGAAGGGTATTTTGCGGCATTTTTAGCATTTCCATTTTTTCCATGTCTTTTAGGTCCTTCTTTCATTTTTTCATCAAAACCGCCATCCATGTTAGGTTTTTTACCATATTTAAATGTTTCCATAACCGACACTAAATCCTCTTCAGACATTTCGTAAAATTTTTCATCTTCGTACCCCATGCCCATTTCATCATCAAACATAAACTCATCTTCATCTTCGTATTCAAAGTCTTCACCCATTTCACGACCATATAAAGAATCATTTAGTGAACTTAAAAAATCGTCTTTATCTTCATTTTCCATTACGTTATCTTGTATTGGTTCAGATTCACCACCAAATGAAATCAAATATTCAGTGTTATTATTATTATCAACCAAATGTATGTCTCCATCATCTTGTTTTTTAACAATAATACCGTCTTGATCTCCCATTGCTTTAAATACTCTTAACACTTCTTCAGCAGAAGCCTGAGTCATATCTAATGGTGGTAATTCTTCTTGATTATCTCCATCCTCAACATCTACCATGTCGGCATCTGTTGGTTCAAGATCTTCTACACCGTCTTCTTCTTCTCCATCCATTTCAGGATCAATGTCAGTCGCGGACTGTTCTTCACCTTCAATTTCTGGTTCATCCATTTCAGGATCATTTTCATCTTGTTCGTGTAGATTTTTTCTCCCTTTTAGGGATTCTTTTACTAATTCACTGATTTCTTGTTTCATTGTAGAAGCAAGTATTCCTTTTGCGTTTTCACTGATAGCATCCTCTACTGCCTTAATTTGCAATAAAGTTTGTTCAACTACAGATTTGTTTTTTTCCATAAAAAATGCAATATTTTTGCTTTATTATTGTTTATTTTATAAATAAATATATTGCCCTTTGAAAAAAACTATTTTTTTACCAAAAAAAAACGGAAGTCATATGACCTCCGTTAATTAAATTAAGTATTAAAAATTTTTTTTACTCTATTACCTCCTCGATTTTACTTTCAACGATCGCGGTTATTCTCCAATCCATTGTGTAAGTTTCATATGCCTTTGTTACCTTAGCCTCAACATCTGTTGGTGAATACCCCTTAACTAATTTTTCTTCTTTAATTTTTTTAATTTTTCCTGTGTTTTCATCTACCATATCGGTAGTTACTCTAGCTACAAAATATTTTTCGTCCATGTCTTAATAATTTTATTTATCCAAATAATCGGATAATCTTTTCATTAAGTCAATAGATTTACTAAGTGGATTTGAGTTTGATCCTACATTTTCGTGCTCAGTAAGTTTCTCTTCGTAATTTGGTCTATCTTCTTTATTCAAATAAAGGTATGCTCCCGGTGTTGATGGTGAAGATACCAAATCGAAACAGATAAGTTCAAAATCTTCCTGTACTTCATTCTGTTCTCCTTTTTTAACTAAAGATCCAACACCACGAGAAGAAACCCCCATAGTAACCCCTTGTCTCATCATATTAGCGGCAACATCACCTTTAGAAGAAACGATACCTCTTTCATGGAACCCTGGTGTTGTAAGTAATTTAATCTTACCCATCAATACATTATCCTCCCACCATACGTCAGTTATTAAATGAGCAACCCTATCTAAATCAATAAGAGACGATTCAGGGTGATTAAGTTCAGATATTGACATACCTTTATTAATCATTTCTTTATATCTTTCGGCTTCTCTTTTTAATATTTTTTCAGGATAAATTCTACCATTCCTATTTGGTACTCCATATTTTTGAAGTGTTGCATAAAATACAAAAGGTTTTGAATGGTCTAATTGACCATAAGATTCTTTAATGACTTGGCTATTTCTATATTCGTTGGGGTTAATTGTTCCCGCATCCCACTCAACTAAAATCCCTTTACCTGTGTCTTTTGGTCCTAATATTTTCATAATGTTTTTTATGATAAATATTATATTAGTTCAGTTTCTTTTATTTTTGTTTTACTTAAAGTAAAATACTTAGATTTTTTTAAATCATCATAATAAACTGAGGATATAATTTTTTTTATTTTTGACCTTAAAATTAATGATTTAAAATCAACATTTTTTTCATGAACAAATAGTGTTATTTCTAAATTTAGAAAACTTTTTTTGTTTTTTTGAATTCCACTTGTTCTTAAATCAAGATCAACTATTTGTTTTCTTTCAAATAATGTGAAATCAACAACTTCTAATAATGTGTGTAAAATTTGTCTTTTTATTAACCCTGTTATTTTGTTCCAATTATCATCATCGACTATTGGCTCAACCCATGTTTGTAATACTAAATAAATTGATTTTAATTCTTTAGAGTCGACTGTACCGTAGTGACATTTTGCATCATCAAAAATGTTTAATTTTGATGTTTTTCCTTTTTTCATTTTTCATTTCTTTCGAGTTTATTTTTAACAATAATAATTAAAAATGATAAACTTGTCAAAAATTAAAAAAATACTTACTATTTATATTATAAAACCAAAAAAATTTATGATTATTGTACACGTTAAAAATGAAAAATCTCTTGAACAAGCATTAAAAATATATAAGTATAAAATATATAAAACAAAACAAATTCAAAAATTACAAGAACGTCAAGAATTTAAAAAACCCTCCGTTAAACGAAGGGCTCAAATTAAAAAGGCTCAATACAAACAGAAAAATCAAATTTCTTCTTGATCTTTTTTATTATCTATTTTTTTTCCAAATATTAGTTCTGTTGAGGTTAACCCTAAAGATCCAAAAGCTAATAACCCTATAACATCCACTAAAGATTCGTTAGGACAAAGTTTACCTTGTGAAAAAACGGAAGCCATTAGACTAACGATTAAACTTAAAACACAAATTATTCCTATAAATCTTTTTGAAGATAATGTTCTTGATCCTGAACCTAGTAAGGATTTAAAAAAATTTATCATAGACCCAAACTTAATTTTTTTAGTTTATAATAATCATAATGGTTACACTTGGAATCTGTTATTTTATTAATAGTTTTTTCTATAGTATTTTGTAAATCTTTATCCTCAGATTCATTTAAGGATTGTTTAAGATTTTCCAAAACAATATTTTTTACTTTATCAAAATTTTCTTTTAATTCTTCGCTTGTTAATGATAGTATTCCCCCCAACTCGTTTTTATCATTTTCATTTAGTGATGTTAATTCTTTTTTTAAATTTTCATTAGCTATT